ACTAGCATGAGTCTTGATCCTAATGCCAAGAAGCTACGTCAAATGAACTTGGACAAGTTATTTGGTCCAACAGCATTTCCAGTACTAGAGTGTTTGGATACAGGTGCAGACAAAGACGAAGCACTTGAGAAGTATCGTGACACTGGTTACTATTGGATCGAAGACAAGTTTTCAAATGCTGTTGCAGGACAGAAAGTAGGCATGCGACCAATACTTATTGAACACGGATGGAATATGAATGATACTATTCCGGATAACATGAAGAAAGTAGTCAACTGGAAAGAACTATACGAGTACATTATAGGTGTCTGAGTTGAGCGAAATACATGACGCAATGAAAGTTGCATTTGCAACTTACGTTAAAGAATCAGAAAAGTTTGAACAAGAAGGTGTGAAAGTAAGTGCTGTTCGTGCCCGTCAAGCTCTCAATGATTTAAAAACGTTAATAACAGAGCGTAGAAAAGAAATACAAGATCAAAAGTTAAAAACATGAGCGAAAAACAATACCTAAATAACATTGCTGACAAAGTTTCTTTGTATGTACAAGCAAAACAAAACGCTATTGATTTCTTAGTAAAGAAAGAAATAAAAAATCGTAATAGTATTCAAAACTGTTTGATTATGAGTCAAATATGGACTGCTTCTCAGATAGATGATAACATCACGTTGAATGATATTATGATATATCTTGGTAACACTGAGTCAGCAGATGATGATCTTGATATGAAAGAAGTAATACTTGACGATGACATGAAGCATCTTACTCTCAACGAAATATTAGAAGTAGCATTAGAAAACGATGATCGTATTTAATATTGGTCGTGCAACTATCAGTGTCTGTGAAGATACTGCAAGATGTGCAGTAGATAACATACAACATGATGATGTAACATTAGTTGCTGATTTCTGTGATAAAAATAACTATGTAGTAGATGTAATACACGGAGATATCACAGCAGCAGAAAATCTAAAATATTACACAGCAGGTGATATACTTACTCGTAATGACTTCCTCAAAAAACATATTGAAAGTCAATACTGTTGATTATCAAAGCTAGGAACGCATTGCTAAAAAAAGGTCCATACTGTCTTGATTTTAAGAATAGTAAAGATCTTTTTACTATTGATTACTATGATGAGAATGAGTTTTTGTATCAAATAGAGTGCGACATTAATCGTGCTAACCAAATATACAAGCAATCTATATACGAAGGCTTTTATGAACAGTGTTAGCGTCAACATTTCTGCCGAGGTATAAATACCAATATGATAGAGCATAAAGAAGCATATAGATTGTTTTGGATGGTAAAAGGCCATATTCCAGAGAGTGATGCTACAGCATTTCAATCAGCAGATAGCTACTTTAAAAGATTATGGGTCGACGGTTGCAATGGGGCTCCGTTATGTGATTATGAAGAAGGTTTTGAACAAGCATATAATAGGAGATTCCACAATGGAACCAAAAGGAATAATGTCACTGAGTGACGAAGACTTACAATGCCTAGAAAAAATAGTTTCTACAAAGTTTACAGAAGCATGTGACTATGCAAAAACATTTGATACAAAAAACAGATGGCATTCAAATATTAAATCAAATCAGTTGCTTAGAATAATGAATGCTATTAGAGCTACAAAAACAGTACGAAAAATAAAAGACCAACGATGGTAAATTGTTCTTGACAAACCTACAAATATAGTATATAAATAAACTGTTAGCGTTGAAGCAACGTAGACACATACTGGACCCCGGGGCAGTACCGGGCTACTCCACCATAAGCACACTGTTTCTAGGGTCTGACCCGCGAAATCGCCTTTAAGGGTTCTTTGAGCCTCGTGGTTGGCAGTGTGTTTTTGATGGGGTAGAACTAGGATCGACAGGTGTGAAAGTGAAGTGGAGTTAACCGGATGACTGCGTTATTGGTCAACATTTCTAAATGCAAACGCAAATAGAGCGCCAGAAATGGCACTAGCAGCCTAAGGGTATGTGGGGGCGGGTACTGCCTAGCAACAGAAGTGCCACTTTAAACTTTGACACAAAGGACATTTAATGAAATATGTGATTGACATCGACGGAACTATTTGTCAAGAGGTTTACTTTATGGATGGTAGTGGTAAAAAAGACTATGCTAATCATATTCCAATGCCAGAGCGCATTGCACGAGTAAACGCATTATACGATGCAGGACACACAATAAAATATATGACAGCACGTGGCTGTGTAAGCGGTGTAGATTATTACGAACTTACATACAAGCAACTTATGGACTGGGGCGCAAAGCATCACGAACTAAGCGTAGGCGAAAAAGAAAACTACGATGTGTGGATTGACGACAAAGCGTTTTGGAGTGAAAACTTCTTCCGTGAAACAGGAGAGTCATATGAGTGATCCAAGATTTATTGCAGCAATGGATCACAGTGGTGGTTCAACTGGAGGCGTACTAGAACGCTACGGACAAGAATACACAGAAGAAAACAAGATGGAGAAAGTTCATGCTATGCGTCTTAGAATGGTCAACAGTCCTGACTTCAACGATGAAAACATCTGGGGAGCAATCCTCTACCAAGACACAGTCACCCGTGGCATGGTTAACGTCTTGGATGAAAAAGGCATTGACACGTTCCTAAAGATCGACAGTGGATGTGATGAAGATGGAACACTCAAACAGTTTCCAGTAAAGCAGATGTTGGAGTTTGCTACAAACGGCATTGGTCCTAAGATTTATGGTACAAAGATGCGTAGCATTGTTAAAGGTGTCGGCATGGTACATCCTGTACTCAAACAACAGTTTACACTTGCTCGTACTATTTGTGACTACGGTCTTGTACCAATCATTGAGCCTGAAATACCTATCGACAATCCTATTAAAGCTAAAGTTGAATCAGCTCTTATGTTTCACTTGCAAGAGTTCCTAGATGAGTTTCCAGGCAAATGTATTCTCAAACTAACACCACCAGAAGTACCCAACTTGTACCACAATCTTACAGTGTTTCCTAACGTAGAACGTGTTGTATTCCTCAGTGGCGGTTATCCTACTATGGAAGCATGTCGCAGGTTGTCAATGAACGAAAGCATTACAGCAAGTTTTAGTAGAGCACTAAGTGAAGGACTAGCACATTCGCAAACAGATGCAGAGTTCAATGCAAAGATATCACAAAACATCAAGATGATTAAGGAGTCATGTAATGCCATATCACACTAGTGCAAACTTATTTGAAGTAGGTGACTTTATTAGCCATGCAGGAAACAAACTAGCATGGAAGATTGAGTGCGATGCTATACGCCCAGAATGGTGGGACGGACTTGCACGTATGATTATGGATTATCAAACAGAACCTTTTAGCAAAGTAGTTGGTATTCCACGTGGTGGCTTGCCACTACAGTATGCAATGGAAAAGTATGCAACGCCTGGTGACCATCCTTGGATGGTTGTAGATGATGTGTACACAACTGGAACAAGTTTTAGAGAATTCTGTACAAACAATCAAACAATGTTTGCATACAAGTGGTGTGTCTTTGCACGTAAGCCTATTGCTTACGAAGAACCACATGACGTAAGAGCGTTGTTTACTATGCCTGCTACACTTTAACACACCTTACATGGTTGACTTTGGTGTTTTTTTATGCTATATATAGTACACACTAAAAGACACACAGGAGAAAACTATGAAGAATCCAAAACCCATTGGTTGGGCAACCACAATATCAGAAATTGCAAACATTCCACGTGAAATGTGGGAAAGCGTGATGACAGTTGAAAAGTCACCACTACGTAACTTAGACCCTATGGTAGGACACATGATCTTTCAGTGCCTATTCTTTATTTGGTCAGGTATCTTTGCAGTAATGGTAGGAAGTTTTTATGCGTTTGGCATTAGTGCAACATTTCATATCTTGTTAATCAGCGGTATTACAATTACAGCAGTAACATTTCGTCAAGCAGAAAAAAATCCAGAGTCACTTAACAGTTTGTTAAAGTCAGGACGTAAGTACAACGGCCGAGCAAATGGTGGCGAGCATGAGTGATCCAAACGAACCGTATCACAACGACGGCGCCATACTAGCATTTTTAGTTATTGCTTTTACTATGGTAGCACTACCAATCATTATCGGAACATCAATGGGTTGGTTTAACCTGTTTGGAATATTAGGATTGTAAAATGAGTGAACAAACACAATATTGTACTACAAAAGGCTTAGGCTGGGCATTCTTGATTATCATTATTGGTATGGTAGGATTGCCTATACTCGGCTCGGCGATTGCTTATCCAGATAACTGTAAGCAAAGTATTCTTATTCCTTGTATAGGATTAGAGTAGTGAATTATACTATTCTCAATAGAAGCAACGGCGAAACATTCACCATGGAGTTCAGCAGTAAGACACATTTAGTAGAGCTGCTTGCAGAAACAGGTTGGGAATGTTTGGGTAAAACTGATTACTACCTGCCCACACGACACGTGAGAATGCAAAACAAAGAGGAGTTTGCAGGATGGGGCAGTTAGACGATCCAAGACAAGCCGCTCAAAAAGAAGCGGAGAAAACATTCGAAGGCTTCATAACATGGAGCAAGCGAACCGCATATGCATCAATAGCATTTTTGTTTATTGTTGCATCATGTAACTTTGGGGTAGAGGACG